CGGCACCGCAGTTGGTCGGGACAACGATAGTATGACACGGGCGCTACCCGAGGTTACAAGCATACTATGCTAGCCAAGGACTAGGTGAGAGCCTAGATGGGTTCGAATCCCACGGTGCCACTTTACGAGGAAACTATGGAAGATAAAAAGAATCCAAATGCGTTGACCTATGGAATCTCTCCTAGTGCTCCTGCATCAATTAAACCAGTAGAAGTGGATAAGTGGATTGGGAAAGTTGAACCCACGTTCAAGCACTATTACGAGGAACGATATAATGATTTGGTCAGACAATACGAACAACTCGTTCACGACTATGACATCAACAAAATGTGCTACGAAGCCTCTCTTGGATTTGAACCGAATATGGGACAGGTGTATCATCTTTATCGTAAGGGTAATGGAGACACATTCCTCTCTATGGTAGAACCGCAGTATGCATTCTGGGGTGAACATCTTGGTAGTTATAGATTAAACGCTCAATATGCGTGGGAACAAGTCTAATGGCATTACAAGGATATTGGGTCGAACATATCTCATTTTCGGAACGGGTACGTACGTTTTTAAGTACGTGGCACTATTCTGATTATACCAAGGTTCAAGCAAAAGAAGTCTTTGGGTTGTTTCGGGAAGGTACTTTTTTACCTGAAATGGTTGGAGTGTGTATTTATACTAGGCCGGCAGGACCGACTGCGGCACAGAAGTATTATCCACAAGATCCTGATAAGTGTTTAGAACTTCGTCGGTTGTGTCTGGTAGACGATACCCCGAAGAACGCAGAAAGCTTCTTTGTCAGCCGAACATTAAAGTGGTTACGAAAATACACCGATTGGAAATTTGTTGTAAGTTATGCTGACCCCGAACAAGGACATAAGGGAATTATCTATCGAGCGGCAAACTTTAAGTATGAAGGAGTGACCGCACCTGGGTCATCGCTCATTGTTGACGGAAAACCGTTTCATATCAGAACATTAACGATGACTGATAGACCTTATGGCGTAGAAATCAATCAACGATACAAGAACAAAGACCCGAATGTTCAAATCTTAAAAACAGAACCGAAGCATATTTATACCTATCAGCTCTAGGAGATTCATATGGGAATGTTTGATACACTAAAAGTACAATTAAAAATTCCAGGCTTTTCGGACATTCCCGACTGCGAATTTCAAACAAAATCGCTTGACTGTGCATTAGAAAATTATGTTATAACTGATAATGGTGAATTATACAAGGAAGTCTGGGATTATGAGTGGACCGATGACCTCAGCTCCACTTTTAATGGGTATTTTAATAAAGTAGAAGGTAGTTATCGCCGTGAGTACTTGACAAATTACCACGGGGATATTATATTTTATACAGGTGAAACGATAGATGAAAAGTGGCGTTATTACACAGCACGGTTCACCGAAGGTAGATTGTCTAGAATTTGGTACGAAGATAAACAATATTAACAGAGGTTAAATGGTTATGGAAAAGTCAAAGCTGGAACGGTTCATTTCGAAGTACAACATTGGTGGAGCATGTGAGAGCGTCAAGCTTGTATCAAACGGTACAGATATGACAGTTCGCTCCATTTCTGATGACAAGAATGTACTTGCCGAAGTTACTGGTCACGATATCGGATTTCCCCAAGGTGAGTTCAGTATCTATGAAACAAAGAAGCTTCGTTCACTTCTTGGTGTACTTGGGGAAAAGCTCAAGGTCGCTGCCAACAATGTGGCTGGTAAGGTTGTCGGATTGAATCTTTCTGATTCCGATACAAAGGTTACGTTCGTTCTGGCGGATGAGTCGGTCATCCCGAAGGTTCCCGATTTGAAGAAGCTTCCGCCTACTGATATCGAAATCATTCTTGACGAGAAGTTCGTTAATACATTTGCACGTGCAAAGGGCGCTTTGTCTGAGGTGAGTACATTCACCGTGACGAGTGACGGCACTGACGCTACTGTAGTTATTGGGTATTCCTCGTCAAATACTAACCGCGTCAATATCAAGACCACCACAAAGTCTAATGTTAAGATTGATGCTATCAGCTTCTCTGCTGACTATTTGAAGGAAGTACTTCTCTCGAACAAGGAAATCAAGGATGGTATCTTGAAGGTTAGTTCGAAGGGTATCGCTGTGGCTGAGTTCGCAGGTGAGGGGTTCACCTCGAAGTACTATCTCGTTCAGATTGACACGAAGGATTAATGGCCGGCTTCGACGATTTCTTTGATGCACCCAAGTTTGATTTCGACAAGGAGAAACAACTCTTTGTCGAAAACTTGGACATGCTTAAGAGTATGTCTGTTCAAGAGCAAACCTTGTACAAGAAGTATAAGGAAGTAAATGGGTATTATCAGAATTCGTTTGATAAGGCACGTATTGTCAAGGCGAAGATTTGGACGCCTACTGAACTGAACAATAAGGAACAGACTGTCAAGGAAATCCAAGCCCTCCAGCCCCGTATCCGTGTGGTGATGCCAAAGACCACGGACGAGCTCGATTGGAATATGATTCGCGTATTTTCACATACAATGGAGTTTGACCAGAACCCCGGTCGATTTGTTCGGTTCCTCGTATATGATGAAGTGACGGGGAAGTATCTGGGTGCAACTTCGTTGGGTAGTGATGTAATCGCTATCGGATGCCGTGACCAGTGGATTGGTTGGGATAAGGATACAAAGCTAAAGGGGAAGTTGAATAATTCCGCTATCGGCACGTGTATTATGGCTACCCAGCCGTTCGGTTACAACTTCTTGGGTGGAAAGCTCGTTGCTTCGATGTTGACCACAAAGGTTGTTGCCGATACGTGGGAGAAGATGTATAACAATGTGTTGGCTGGATTGACCACCACTTCGCTGTATGGGTCGGAGTCAATGTATAACTCTATTCCGTTCTGGAAGAAGTTGGGGTCGAGTACTGGTGCGATTGGCATTAAGCCCGATGACGATGTGTATGGGAAGTGGCATGACTATCTGAAGCAGAACAAGCCCGACGAATACAAGGAACGATTTGTAAAGGATGACCCATCTAAGGGGCCAGTCACGGGTATTAAACAGCAAATCATTTCTATGATTTTCCGTGAAGTGGGAGTCAGTGCGAGTAAGTACAAGCACGGCTTTGAACGTGGTGTATATTACGCTCCCCTTTACGAGAATACCCGTGAGTTCTTGCGTGGGGAAATTGAGAAAGACAAGCTTGTTCCCTTGACAAAGCTGAAGGATGATGTAGATTCTGTATTGAATTGGTGGAAGCCGAAGGCTATTGCCCGATATGAAAAGTTGCATGAGGAAGGTCGGACAAAGGACGGCATTCTGTATTACACTAATATGATTGGAATTAGTTGGGATGAGGCAAAACGTATTTATCTTCCAGAGGTTGGGCGATGAGTTTCTTTGAAACAACGGTTGACATATCAAAGTGCAGAAAGGTATTGGTAATTCCTAATATCACAAATTCTGCTAATCTTGAAAAAGATTCATTTGTTGATGTTATCTATAACCACATTCGAGCATTGGAAAATATCGGGGACTATTATTGGCATATTTTAGTACCAGAGCCAGTTGCTAAGCTAAATCTAGAGAACGTCAAGCAACACATCGTAGATATTTCTGGTGATATGATTCATATGCGTGTAACCTTTCCCAGAAAGGCTATTAATTTACTGCAGGAGTTGGAATACGATGTAGTATATTCGCATTTACCAGATTGGTTTATGGTCAAGCGATATACCGATAAAGATATTGTTGGATACGCCCATTGGTGGGAAATGAAGTCGTGTAATGCAGAAGATAGAAAGAATCGTCAACGTAATATTGTAGCAGAGTTGCTGGGTGTATTGGGTATGAAGGTCTGTTATCTTAATACCCAAGACCAAAAGAATCGGGTACTGGATGAAGCTCGTCAGTGGTTCAATGATGAAAAGGTTCAAGAACTGGACCGTATCCTTCAAGTTTGGCATCTAGGTGTTCCGCAAGGAAAGATTATTTCAGAACCGACCGAAAAGGAAAAGATTATTGTATTCAATCATCGAGCCGCTGCATATAAAGGATATCCACAATTTATTGAGCTGATGAAAGAGTATCGTGAATCCAGACAAGACTTTGTGGTATGGGTTCCTCAGCTGGACGGAAAGCCCGAAGAATCGTGGATTGACAATACAAAAGTCCCGAAGCATGAGTACTATACCAGACTTCAACGTTGCTCCGTAGGAATCCAAATGCGCCAGTCAAACTATGGTTGGAGCGTGGCAGCTACAGATTGCATGATGAATGGCACTGCCGTCATTTTCCAAGAGTCTGATTGTTATCACGAAATTGACCCTAACGGAATGTTCTTCAAGTTTAAAAAGGATTTGTTTGCGACTCTAGATAAATTCTTTGATGATGAAAACTTTAGACACGAACAAGGTGTAAGAAGTATAGCTAGAACTAAGGAATTACAGTTAAACGAAGCTAAGATGATTAAACAATTAAACAATCAACTAACACGGTAGGAGAAAATGAATCTACTTAATTTTGCAAAGTTCCCAGCGTCCTTCAACGAAAGTGAAATCCATCTGGGAAATGCTCCTGCTCAGTATGAGTCCTATCTTTATAAGTATACACATCTAGAAACGGGGAAAATGTACATAGGAATTCACAAGGGTAGACTTGGGGACAGGTACTGGCATTCGTCACAAAACGAGGAATTTAATCAAGCGCTTTCTACCGAGAAAAATGTTTTTAAGTTTGAGGTTCTTCGCTTCGGTAGCCATCAAGCTATGGAAGTTGCAGAAAGTAGGATGTTAAATGCGGTGGACGCCAAAAATAACCCTATGTACTATAACTTATCAAATGGTATGAAATTAAATCACGATGCACCGCCCGACGTAGAAATGATGCAAATCTTAGTTGATAAGATTCAGTCTAGAGATGGATTGACTGTTACCATAGAATCAGTTGAAGACATTGCAGTACTAAAACGTGTACAGGTTCGATTGGCTGAAGATGAAGCTCACAAGAGGGAAATCAAGGAACGTATTGAAGACGCCGGTGGCGATACTTCTGGATGTTCGCCTGTGGTTATATATGAAGGCCGTGGGCCCAATGGAGAGGATCTTATTGGTGATGGTAACCACACAGTTATGGCTGCAAGTGAAGCAAAGCATTGTACTGTAATTCCTGTCATTCGTATTCCTAAGAGTGTACATAAAGAATATACCGATGCTGAATTGAAGGCTATTGGTAATCTTTTGAATAAGAAGCCGGATACTATTAAGAAGCCCGTCAGTCCTGATGATGCTGTAAAGCACCTTGAAGATATTGTTAGTAAAGGTGTTACTTTGGAACAGTTTGCAAAAGATGAAGACGCTCACAGGCAGTATTTACAAATCTGTGGATTTACCGGTAAGACAATAACCAAGATTATTGGTAGAGTTAAGAAGAGTATTAAAAACCAAGAGTTTCTTAAGGCTAATAAACTTTGGATTGACTATACGAAGTCTGTACATAAAAAGACTTTAGAGAGTACTACCGAAGGTTTTAGAACGGCAGATACTATGGCAGTCCATGTAAGTTCTGCGATGTTTAAGTGGGACAATATTATAAATACGATGTTTACTCATACAGAAGAAACCAAAAAGGGTCGTGTGATGACGAAGGACAAAATGGTAGTTGTCGTATACCATGCCGATTCCGATAAAGAATTGGACTGGAAAGTGAATCTTCAGCCACAGATTTTAAATAAAATTAGTTGGTTCTTTACAAGACTCGGATATAGTGTTAGAATACATGAGATGCCTACGACTATGACCCATAACCCGTTTTTAAACAATGAGTAATCATACAATTTGGGTAGAAAAATATCGTCCGTCTATCTTGGACAATTATATTGGAAACGAAACTCTCAAAGAGAAGTTCGCGCATTATATTGAAACCCAAGATATCCCGCATCTACTGTTCTATGGAACGGCAGGTACAGGTAAGACAACCGCAGCAAAGATTCTTATCAAGAACATCGAATGTGATTATCTGTTTATCAACGCATCCGATGAGCGTGGTATTGATGTGATTCGTGAGAAGATTAAGAACTTTGCTTCGACCTCTGGATTTGCTCCGTTGAAGGTGGTGGTACTGGACGAGGCTGATGCTCTGACACCAGACGCTCAGGCAGCTCTTCGTAATATGATGGAAGTGTTCAGTCAGAGAACGCGCTTCATCTTGACTTGTAATTACTTTGAACGTATTATTGCACCCATAGTCAGTCGGTGTCAGACTTCTGCGTTGACCCCTCCCTCGAAGAAGGAAGTGGCGGTTCATCTTACAAACATTCTGAATCAAGAAGGTGTTTCGTTTGAGAAGCAGGCAATCGCTACGTTGGTGAACGCCTATTATCCAGATATTCGTCGGATTATCGGAACGGCTCAGCAACAGACCCGTGATGGAAAGTTGACGGTGAATGTGAACGAAGTAATTGCTGGTGATAGTAAGCTAAAGATTATGGATTCGCTAACTAGTAATCAACCTTCAGCAAACAAGGTTCAAGAGATTCGTCAGATTGTGGTAGATGCAGGTATCCGTGACTTTACCGAACTCTATCGGTTACTTTATGATAAGGTTCAAGATTATGCCCCGAACAAGATTCCCCAGACGATTATTCATATCGCTGAAGGTCAGTATCGGGATGCATTTGTAGTAGATAAGGAAATCAATTTTATGGCAACAATGTATAACATTTTAATGTAAGAGGAAATTATGACCAGTAAGTTTATTCCGCCTTCGGGCAAGCCAGACCCACGACAGATGCAACAGCAGATGCCAGACCTTTCCACCGCAACAGATATTGTCTGTGAGAATTGTGGAAATCTTACCTTCCAAGAAGTTCTCTTGATGAAGAAGGTATCTGCACTCGTTTCACCGAATGGTAAGGAAGGTATTGTACCGATTCCTACCTTCTCTTGTGTCGCTTGTGGATTCGTCAACGAGATGTTCCGTCCGTTAAAGAAGGTCCAACCTGCGAATGAAGCTGAGGCACCAGCCGAACCTACCAAGCCGAAGCTTGTATTAGAGACCTGATGGAAACCACGTTCGTAGATAAGCCCCGTGTCACCGTCCGAGAAATCTCAAAGAATGTGGCACGGGATTTTATTGAAACCCATCATTACACGCATAAGTTTAGCTCTACACGATATGCCCTTGGGGTATTCTATGTAGAGGATGGTGAGCATGCGTTCTTTGCTGGAGAGAACGAACGTTTAATTGGATGTATGACCTATGGACATCCAGTCAGTAATCGCACGGTAGATTCGATTACCGAAGGATTAGAGCTGGATGAAGTATTGGAATTGACCAGATTGGTCTGCTTGGATGGATACGGAAAGAATCTGGAAAGTTACGTAATTGCCCAGTCTTTTGATTGGATGAAGAAGAATGACCAGAAGGTGAAAGTCTTGGTCAGTTATGCCGACCCCGAACAAGCACATACGGGTGGAATCTATCGGGCAACGAATTGGCTGTATCAAGGATGCGGGTATTCTAAGTTGATGCCAGATTACAGTATCCGAATCAATGAAGATGACCTCTGGACGCATAGCCGTACCGTAGGCGCTCGTTGGGGAAACAAGTCGGTAGAAAATCTGGCTAAGACCATCGGTCAGACCTTCTACAGAAAAGAGGAAACGGCAAAACACCGATATATCTATTTCCTCTGTGGGAAGAAGGAACGGAAACGAATGATGAACAATTTGAAGATTCCCGTATTCTCATATAATGAAATCAAGCCTTATACCCAACTGATTCAGAAGGTGCATGTAAAGGATGGTCAAGTGGAACGCATTGAAATCCTCCAAGGGGTTGACAATGGCTGGTCAAACAAACAGATTGTAATGACGGAGGATGAAGATGGCGAAGACTCTATTTGACCATATTAATGCAATTTATCTAGAACAGAAGAAGAACTATTTCTCTGGATTGGATGATGGGGAGAAGCGAACCTATAGTAACTATATGGTCAATCGGTTCCTTTCTATGAATATCCATCAGCTCCCGCTGGTCAATGAGATACAAAAGTACACGCTACCTTCCGATGTTCACTATTTATTCTTTGCGACCACGATTCCTCGCGGTAAGCAATATAACAAATATGTGAAGGCTGCAAAAGAAACCAAGTATGAAGAGTGGTTGGTGACCTTGGTTGCGAAGCATTATTGTGTATCCGAGATTGAAGCGGTCACCTATTTGGAAATTTATTACGAACAAGATAAACCCGCACTTCGGGAACTCTGTGA